TTGTGTATCTTGGCATAAGGCATGTCTGCCGTAAATGTTACCTTGCTTCTGCCGTCATTTGTGGCATCTATGCTGTTGAATAGGCTATTGGTAACACGCAGCAGGTTATAACTGCTTGGCTCTTTCCGTGCGGCCCAAGCTTGAAAACTTCTATCTTGAAAGCCTTCTTTTTCAAAGTTTCTATGAATAAAATCTAAGCCCATCACTTCAGCATCTATCAGTAAATCTTGCATGAGCTGCCTTGCCATGCGCACAAAATCAGGTCTTTTATTTTTTGCCATTCTTACTCGCTTTAAATAAGGTGTAATAAGGATGCTTAGCAGGAATAACAATATCATCTTTAGCCAAATTTTGTCTAAATAGTTCTGGCACATTCTTTTCATCTACTTCAGGGTTTCGCTCATCTGTAGTGGCTTTATTTGTTTGGCTTACAAAGCAACGGCAGCGCCAGCCATTTGGTGGGTAAAAACTATCCCAAAAAACATCATCAACTGGCTTTATGATATTCGCTAAATCTTTATGAGCATCTCTTACATTATCATCGCCTACTGTCTTATAAATCAAATTTGGATAGCGCTCTTTTCTTCGCTGAATGCCGTGCCATTTCTTAGCACTTTGGCTGCTCGCCTGCACTGTTTGATACTCCGCTTGCAGGTAAGTTTGGTTGTATGTAGCATTAAGTGCTAGCACATCTTTTTTAAAGGAATTAAAACTTCTAGGCTTTCCATTTTCATCTATCATCAAATCAGCTATCTCATATTGCATAGCCACATTTTTAGCCTGGCTAAATAAGTTTGCGTTTGCCTTCAAATTTGTAGCTATCGTAGTTAAATCATCATCAGTAAAATCAGTACCAAAACCATCATCTATAGCGCCTTCAAGTTCTTCATAAGTCTTTTTTATGTAGTCAGCGTTCAACTCATCTTTGCTAATTTTATTGTCAAAAAGTCCTTTAGCTATTTTAGTTATTATTTTTTCCCACTCACTTAAATCTACCGCTTGCACATCTACTACACTACCACAGCAGTTGGCATGGCTTTCAAAATAGTCCTGGTAATAAGCTGCTATTTGCGCTGTTACTTTTTTTCGCCCACACCTCCAGCTGGTGTGTTGGTGTTTTTATTTCCTATAATGGGCAAGCCTGTAATGCGTGCCAGCTCAGCAGCATCAAACTCATAGTAATTTCCCAATTTCGCTACACTTTCTATGAGCTTTTCTTGGCTCATTTCTTCGGTGTAATCCCACTCAAATTTCAAGTTAGCCAATGGCGCATAGTAAGAGCTGAACTTTAAAAGCTTAGGAATAAGCACATTGTTTATCAAATTCTTTATCAGTACTTTATCATGCTCATGCCTGTCATTTGCCACATCTTGATGCACTTTTGTTGATCCTACAAAACTATTTTCATCCGTTGTGCCTGTTGCGCCTAATATTCGTTTGCTAATTTCGCTATTAATGCGCTCTATTAACTGATCAAACACTTTATACGCATCAGTGTTTGGCGTTTGCGATATTTCTATTTTTTCATTACCAGTAAGCACTGCCACTTGATTGCTTATCATGGCAATCATCATGTCAAATAGTTCTTTTTTTCTCGTGTTATCTTGCCTGTCGGTGGTTACCCAACGTGGTGGCACGCCAAATTTCTCTATAAAATCTAACCAACTTCCCATAGCTAATTTCTTAGCTAAAACAAGCGGAGCAATTTCCGCAAACAAGCCCAATTCATAAGGCTTGCCAATCTGCATATAATAAGGCTCTAAATTACCTTCGGCATAAGGCATTCCTGTAGAAGCACCAGCTTCTTTTAAAATCAATTTCTTCAAAAAATTAATGTTCTGCTTCGGTAGCACAGTAATGTCAGCTAGTGAAGTTTCTTCCGTAGTTTCCCAAATTTCAATCACAGCTGCACCTGTGTAGTTTACCATGAGCACAGCTTCCATCCAATCTAAAAACCAGCCACTTTCAAGCAATGATGTTTTTTCTTCATCTTCATTACCATTCGCATCTACAAGCTTAAAATTGCTTTGCTGCACACGAAGCACACGGCTTGAAATTACGCTCATTAAATGCGCATCAAGCTTCATGTTGTTATATAAATCTACCAAGCTTGTGTAGTCAGGAGCTTGCGCATCTGTAGCCATAGCTACGGCATTCTTCCACTTAGTTAGTGTTTGCTTTGATAGCGTTATCGCTTCTTTAGTCAGCTTCTCACTTTCAGGCAGATTTTCGCCACCTTTACCTCTTATAAATGCTTCAATTTGAATGTCATCATCACTAGCACTTTTTATAGCAATGCCTTGTATTCTCTGTTTTAATTTGTCAATTATGCCCATTTTATTTCTTATTAAATGTAAAAATCATCACTTCTATTATTGGCCCACATTGGCGAGCTGCCATTTCCATTGCCAATTAATGGCAAATCAGGATCTTCTAAATTGTTTCGCACATCTTGCAGCCAATCTAAAGCCCAGCTCTTAGCTGCCTTTATATCTTCAGGCACTTTTCTAGCTTTATTTCTGCCTATCAAATCACATATAACAAGTATAGTCAGCACTCGCACAATTAAATCATCTCTATTTGCGCCTGTTTGGGTAAATATCTCATCTACATCATAGCGTGTGTTTAGCTTGCTTCTTATCAGCGATATGTTTTGCGCTTCAATAGCATCCCTTGCAGCTATAAAATCGCCACTGCTTTCATCAATATATTGCTGAAAACTATGTGTTTTTAAGTCGTTTAAGTTTAAGAAATTCATTTGTTTTTGTTTTAAATGGTTACCATAAATTGCGCCTGCCAACTTTCCCAATCATAGGTTTAGATTTAGAGCTGTCATATATGTAAGTTGATAAATAGCTAATAGCACCTTGATCAGCATCAGGCGAATCATCATTGCCATTGTAGCCTGGTTCTATTCCTTTAAGCTGCGCAATGCCTTCAAGCGTGTCATTGTGGCTCTTTAGCTTTTCGTTGTAATAAATTCTGTTATTTTGGTAGTAAGGCTGCAAGCTGATGATTCTATCCACTTTACGAGTTCTTGGCGTGTCAACCGCCACTAAGCCTATTTCTAGTTTAGTTTCCTGTTCTACTTCAGAAATAGTTCTTTTTAGTTCGTCATTCCAAAACTGGCTTTCATACCTAAAATTTACAAATACACTTCCTATTAAACTTTCTTTGAATTGCGCCATCCATTGCACGGCATCACGCATTTTGCTTCGCTTCACAAAGCAGTCTATTAAGTAGAAATTTCTATCTTTTAAACCCCAAACTTTAACGGCATTAAAATCACTGGTGCTGCTGCCTGCATACGCCACATCCCAATGCGCAACTATGGCTTCAAAGCTGTCTATTCTTGGCAGCTTAGCCCATTGTATCTGCTCATCAGTAAACACTTTACCTTCTACGTGTGGCTCATTGTTATATTCCGCCATTGCAGCTAATGTGCCTATCTCAGCTTCTAGCTCTTTAAAGTAAGTTTCAGGGTATTTTGCAGCCCATCTTGGCGCATAGCTTACAGGATCATAAGCATTCACTTCTAGCACTTTCCATTTAGGGTGTTTTTCCTGTAAAATAGTTTGTATCATCACAGGCGCATATCTGTTATTCGCCTGAATAAATCGCCTTATTGGTCCATCCATTGTCGGAATCAAATCACGCTCTATCCATTGCGCTATTTCGTGCTGTCGCTTTGGGTTTTTAACCAAGCTCTTATCTTCTAAATCATCGCACACACATAAATCAGGTCGCTGAGCTTGAACACGCAAACCTCTTACAGATTGCCCCATGCCCAGTGCTTTAGCTACAAATCCGCCTTTGGTTCTAAAGTTTCCATCTTCCCAACTTCCTTGTAGTTTTTGTTCCCCAAAATCGTTAATGATTCTTGGGTTTGCTTCAAATTCTGCTTGCAAATCTGATAGTAATGCTTTTGCTTTATCATAACTATTTCCAACCAAAACAAAGTAGTGTGCTTCATCATTAAGCCACAGCCAAAATGGCAGAATAACATTAGCGTGAACAGATTTAGCCAAGCCACGTCCCCATTGAAAGAAAACCTTGCCCGTTTTATGTTTTTTCACGTAATTTCCAGCATTAATGTGAAAGTCAGCACAAGCAGATGTGGCATAGTGTGGGAAATAGTATTCCACCATATAATTATAGTCTTTCTTAGCTCTAGCTATGCGCTCTTTTTGCTGCTCCTTAGTTTCATAAGCATTGGCAGCGCCACTTGCTTTGATTTGCTCAAGAAGTGAAAGGTACTTTTGTTTGGCTATTTTATCTGCTTGCTTCATTGGCACTTCCTACTATTGGCTTTTTCTCGCTAAATCTGTAATTAACCTTGTTTTGCTTGAAATTGTAATAAACATTATCTACGTAAACGCTATGCGCTCCACGCTTTATCTTGCTGCCTTTAAAGCCTTTGCGGATAGCTGATGGCAAGTTAACCTGTTGTCCTGGTAATAAGCTTGCGCCTTTACGTAAAAAATGACTGCCCAGCTGCAAATAAATGCGCTTTAAACTAGCTTTAAACTTAGTTTGTAATTCCTTCATAATTAGTATTCGCTTGAAATTTTGTGTAAATAATGTTCTTGAAAGTCAATAGTTTTCATAAATAGTTTTTCATCAAACTTCATGAACTCATCAAATATTTCCTTTAAAATAGTGATGCGTGTGCTCAGGCTAATCTTACTTGATTTGTCTAAATTTTCTAAGGCTTTATTCCATTTAGAAGCTTCATCACTTAATTTAGCCATCTGCGCTCTTATCGTTTCTATAAGCTCTTTGTCTTTGTCTTTAATAGCCACATCAAGCTGACTATTAAGCTCTATATGTTGCTCCGCAGTGTTACTTATAATTGATTTGATGTTGTTAATTCTCGCTTCCGCTGAAAAAATTGAAGCAGCACGTTCTGCTTTCCAGCCGTAATTTTCAACCCAATTTCCCAGTGTCTTTTCAGTCACATTTACGAGTTTAGCACACTCTTTAGCTGTCTTGCCTTCCACTACGTAATAGTGTTTAGCTGTTATTTTCTCTTGTTTCTTTGCCATTATGTCACAAAAGTAATAAAGATAATACACTGATAACGCTACTTATTTATTTCTTAAATGCTTTTAACTGACAAAGTGTCAGTTAAAATGTAATAAGAAATAAACTTCATTTTTTATAAAGCAATTACCGCTGCATCTTTGTGCCAATGAAAGGAGTAAATCTTCATCTGATCAAATCATTCGTAGCTATATTAGCTGATGCTCAAAATGGCGTTAAAGATCCATTAAACATCACTGTGGAAGCTGGTGATAACAACATAGCGCAGGTAAGAATTACAGGAACTATTCAAGAATGGAGCAGAGCTTCAGCAGATGAAGTTGAGTTTCAAATAGCTGATTTAGTTAAAGGAGGCTATAAGGATGCACACATTCATATAAACACTAAAGGTGGCAGCACACTTGAAGCTGTATCAATAGTAAATACACTTCGTAAAGGTTTCACAGGTAAATTAATAGCAGTTGGTGGCGCAATAGTCGCTAGCGCTGGTAGTTACATTGCGTGCAAATGTGATGAATTTATAGTAGCTGCGAACACACAATTCATGTATCACCGCCCTAGAATGATTTTATCAGGTACTATTGACGAAATTAAAGCGAGTTTAAAACTTGGCGAAAACACAGAAAAAGACTATATAGATACTTATGCAAATAAGACTGGCAAAACGGCAGATGCTATTGTAGAAGCTTGGAGTAAAGGCGATGTTTGGCTTATGGGGCAAGAAATCATTACAGAAAAGTTTGCTGACAAATTGGCAGAAAAAGAAGTGCCTATCACTAAAGCTGATGCTATTATATTAGAAGCATGTGCAGCACCAGTAGTGCTAGCGGTAACTACAGAAATAAACAATTCAAATAAAATTTCAAAAATGGAAAAAAGTATGTTAATAAATGCATTGGGCTTAACGGCTGATGCTACAGATGCTCAAATAGAGCAGGCTGTTAAAGATGCTAAATCAAAGGCAGATAGAGTGGCTGATTTAGAATCAAAGGCAACTATTGAAGCGGAAGCGAAAGCAACTAAATTAATTGATGATTTAGTAGAAGCAGCTATTTCACGAAAAGCAATTACTGCTGATCAAAAGGAAACTTATGTAAAATTAGCTACTGCTGATTTTGACAGTGCAAAATTGGCTTTAGATGCCATTAAATGCGCAGTAAAACCTGAAGTAAACGCAACATCAAGCAATAGCGCTGAAAACAAAGACAATTGGACTTTTGCTGATTATCAAGAAAAAGATCCAGCTGCTTATTTAGAATTGCTAGAAAGCGATGCAGCTAAAGCGGAATTATTAGAAAAAAAACATTACAATTCATAAAAACTAGAAAGAAAAAGACAATGAAAAATTTAAAAAACATAGGAACAGTATTGCTTGCGTTCATTTTAGTTTTAGGCGCATTTATAGCACCTAATCTATTTGGCGCATCAGTGAACAGCGACATCCCTTTTGCATCAGTAGCGTTAAATCGTTTAGGTGAAAAGGAATTATTAAAGAATTTCCGACACGATAACACCTTCATGCAGTCATTGACGAGCAAGAATAGTTGGGTGAATAATGACATCATTGATTTAACGGAAATTGGAGTAGATCCAAGCGTTTTAATAAACAACACTACTTACCCTATTTCTGTAACCGCTCGTACAGATGATTCAACACCAGTTAAGTTGAAGAAATTTGATACTACTAACACTAAAGTAACTGATGATGAATTATACGCTTTACCTTATGACAAGATAGGAAGTGTACAGGAGCAGCACAGACTTACTTTAGAAGAAGTGACAGCAATGTACGGCTTACACTCTTTAGCTCCAGCGGAAAATGGTGCAAATACGCCAGTATTAGAAACTACAGGTGCTGATGATGGCACAGGCAGAAAGCGTTTAGTTTCTAAGGATGTTATTGCGTTAAAGGCAGCATTTGACAAGCTTAAAATACCTTCAGCAAACAGAGTGTTAGTGTTAAGTTCTATTCACGCTAGTGATTTATTAATTGAAGATTTGAATTTTGCTCAGCGTTACCAAAACACAACAGCTGGTGTTATAGCAATAAATTTCTACGGCTTCAAAGTTTATGAGCATGGCTACAATCCTGTGTATGACGGCACTTCTTTAGAGAAAAAAGCTTACGGAGCAACTGGTGCTAGCACAGATAGAAATGCTTCAACAGCATTCTACGCACCACATGCAGTTAAAGCAACAGGCTCGGCTAAGCGTTACCTAAGAAAAGCAGAAGATAATCCTGAAACTAGAGAATCAGTAATGGGTTACAGATTGTACCATATAGTATTGCCAATGCGCACATTAGGCACTGGTGCTTTAATAGACGGAAAAGTCGCATAGTTATTTTAGTTTAAATAGTTTTAGATAGTAAAAAGGCTGAGTTATCTCATGGCTCAGCCTTTTTTTAAGCCAACCAGTTCCCTTACACATTCCGTGTAGTAGGTGCTGGATTTGGCAGTGAAAATAATCATTAAAACAAGATTTATGTCAACTAAAGAATTACAAGAAAAAGCAGCAGCTTACTTTGCTGAAAACAAAAACACTGAAGTTTATGCAACTAAAGATGGTCAACTATTTGGAAACAAATGCTTCGCTGATTTACATGCAAAATCAATAAAATCTGATGTGATTACCATTTCAAAAGGTAAGGTAAAAGAACTTACTGGAAAAGAAAAAGCAGCAGCAGAGAAAGTAGCAAAAGCAGCAGCAGAAAAGGCAGCAGCAGAGGAAGTAGCAAAAGCAGCAGCAGATAAAGCAGCAGCAGAGAAAGTAGCAAAAGCAGCTAAAAAAACAAAGTCTTCTAAAAAATAAAACATCGCAGGGTGGAGCAGCTGGTCAGCTCGTCAGACTCATTATCTGAAGGTCAAAGGTTCAAATCCTTTCCCTGCTACAACTGAGAAGAACGGAGGAAGTTTAAAGCAGTAGCAAGTTACTTTATTGTAATGTTTGCGCTGCTTTAGGCAGTAAAAGTAAACACTTAAAATAAAAGAATAATGAATCCATTTCAAGGACCTGTAATTAACAAAGTAAACGGAAGTTTAGGCAGAACAGCTGCAAACACAGATAGAGTGATTGGTTTCATAGCTGGTGGCGTAGCCACTACAGAATTAGCCATTAACACACCTGTACGCATTTTGAGTTTACCGCAAGCAAACAGCTTGCTATTAAATGAAAGCTATGACGCTAATAATGATGTTTTAGTTTACGATCATTTAAAGGAAGCTTTTCGTTTAAATCCAAATGCAGAAATCATTTTAATGATTACGGCTATTCCTACCACTAAAGCAGAAATGCTAGCTTGGTTTGCAGTTAATGGCATTATAGAAACATATTTAACCAAGCAAGTTGCTAAGGATGTAAAAACAATTTTCACGGCATTTAACATTGATGCTGGTGATTTAGGCACAGCAGTAGGCATAGCAGATGAAGTGCTAGCTTCTATTCCTGTAGCTCAAAATTTAGTAAACAGACAATTTACAGCAAACAGATACATTGATGATATAGTGCTTGATGGCGTTTATGTGGAATCGGTTGATGATTTAGAAGATTTGCGTGCTTTGGATAAGCCAAACATTCAAGTGTTAATAGCTTCAGATGCTTATGTTAATTTGAACTATGCAAAACAAGCAGCTATAGGCGCAGCAATGGGCATGTTGGGCGTTCGCCAAATTAATGAAAACTTGGGCTCGGTAGAAGTAATCAATCCGCCAGCATTATTTAAAGGAAAAGAAAACTACCCGTTAAGCGATGGAATCAGATTTGCAGATGCATTCATTGTAGGTAAAGACATTACAACAGCATCACTTCCAGCAGCTACATTAGGCGCTATAAATGATAAAGGCTATATTTTTGCAGCGCAGTTTGCTGGCTATGATGGCTTTTACTTTAGCGGTGATCCTACATGTGCAGACATCACTTCTGATTATGCTTATGGAAATAATAATAGTGTTTGGAATAAAGCAGCTCGCTTAGTAAGAGCAGCGTTAATACCTAAAGTAAGAAGCGTTTTAAAGAAAGATCCTGCAACAGGTTTCTTGCGCCCTACAACTGCTTCAAGCTTGGAGCAAACGGCACAAACCGCATTAAACACTGGTTTAATTGCACCTGACTTATGCAGCGATGCGAAAGTAGCTATTAATGCTGAGCAAACACCAAACGACACTACACCATTAGAAGTGCAAGTGCAAGTAGTTAAAGACGGCATTTTGCACACTATGGAAGTAAATATTTCACTTAATAATTCAATTTCAATATAATGGCAAAGCAACCTACAATAGTTAATAAATTTGGTAAAGTAATAGGCTGGAATAGCGTAACATTAAGCTTGTTAGGCAGAGATGTAGAAGGCATTACTGAGCTTGAATACAATGATTCTGTTGAGAAAGAAAATGTTTATGGCGCAGGTTCATTTCCTGTAGGCAGAGGAGAAGGTAATTACACCGCAACAGCTTCTATTACATTAATGGAAGAAGAGCGAAGAGCATTATTGGCTTCATTGCCACCAAGCACTAGACTACAAGAAATAGCACCATTTGCTATTCCTGTTGCTTATGAGTACCAAAATGAAGTGTATAAAGATATTGTACATAACTGCGAATTCATGAATAACGGCATTGCTGTTAAGCAAAATGATAAGACAGTAGCTTACAAATTTGATTTAATCATTTCACACATCACTTGGAATATATAAAGTAAAAACTATGCAAAAATTTGGCGATTTAGAGCAAAAAGAAATAGATAGACTTAAAGCAAAACACGGCAATGTTTATCAGATAATAGCAAAAGATGAAGATGGTAACGAGCATTACGCTTATGTTACTAAACCTGACTTACCTATTATACAGGCAGCAGCAGCTACTATTGATAAAGACCCTGTTAAAGCTTCTATTATGATTTACAAATCTGTAAAGCTCACCGCATCTGACACTATTGAAGAAGATGATGAGTTGAAGCTTTCTGTTGTTCGTAAAGTTGGTGAAATCTTTCAAATAAGAGAAGCGGACATAAAAAAGCTATAGAGGAATCATCACTTGATGATGATTCCTTGTTAAGTTTTCTGCGCAAAGGTAATGCGCTGATAACGCAC